TAGCTTTGTCTGTGTCATAACGCACATTACCATCATTGTCTAATACTTCAACTTGTCCTGTTTCATTTAGTCTAACATTATTTTTCAATAACATAGCCACGTGATCCGGGTTTACAGCCTTATGTTTTGATGCCGCACTTAACAATGCACCATCTACATGAACAGCTTGTAATTCAGATTGTAGTTTACCAATACGTGTATCAGAGTCTACTTTCTGTTTTTGAAGTAATTCTTCAAATTGGTTTTTCTTCATCATCTCTGCTTCTTTGGCCTGCTCTGCCGCTGATTTAAGTTGATGATATTCCTCAACGTTAATGCTTTCAAACTTACGTTCAACTTGTTTAAGTCTATTGGTAATAATTCTGTCTACATCATCTTGAGTGAATGTTTTGTCAGCTGGTGCTGACTCCTGGTTGACTTTAACCTGATCTGTAGTAGAGCCAGTCTCTACTGTGTCAGTTGTAACGATGTTTTCTTTGTTTAATTCGTCCATCTTAAACGTCTCCTTGCAAGGGACTTAAGAAGTGGGGGTTTCTTAACCTTCTTCTATGTCCGGGTTGTTTTCTTCGTTATTTCCGAAGAATTTTTTAATCTCTGGATGCAATTCCAGAATCTGTTGGTCACTGTAGCCTTGTTCTACCATTTCACGCATATGCGTTACCATGTCACCTGGTGTTTCCATAGGTGGGTGTGGCATATCTGTGTTTAATGGTATTTCAGACTTTGGTGTCATGCTATCAATAACTATCTGTAAGTCTTCTTCATTTTCAATTAGTAGTCTTGCAGTTTCAGCATTGATGTAATTTTGAAAGCTACTATTAGGAACAATACTTTTTGCCTTTTCATATAGAGCAACTTCTTGATGTTTATCTCTCATATCAAACTTCTTCTCATAATAGATATCAAATTCTTCATCAGGAACAATCTGTTCCCAATCAAACCACATTTTCCAAATAAGTTTTTCAGCACGTTCTAATACACTTGCTATATCTGAAAGCTTCACGTTAAGCATATCGCGTTCTAACTGAATCGAAATGCCGCTTTGTGGTCCTTTTTTAGCTTTGGTTGCCGCTAGGTGTGTTACACTTTCTATTACGCCTGTCTTTTGTTCTATAACAGCCAGTATACTATCAATGCTACTGCCTGTTGCTTGTAATAGATAAGGTTGCACATTTGTTGATTCATCTACTGTTATGATAGCACCAGATCCACCATTTATATCTGCACTTGCTTCTGCTACAATACTTGGGTGACTTGATAACCTAATGTTTTCATAAGCCTCAGATGTTAGGTTGTATATTTCTCTTTGAATATCACAAACATCACCAATATGACTTGTTCCAATACCTTTGTGAAAACTTCTATCTGTTTGCACGTGAATAAATGGAATATAACCTAGTGGGTTTTTAAATTCTTCATGTTCTAATATTTTACCATAATTGATAGTAACACTATCTGATCTCATTTCACTGCTACCTGGATAGTCAATTGTATTACCAACTGGTGTAAATTCTTTTTTACTTACTGTATATTTTTCTACTTTATCTGCGGTCCATATTCTTAATACGTCATAGTCGTTGTATTCTTCATCAACTACAACAAGACTGTCCAATACGTTCTGTCCGTTTACTAATTTTTTATATGTCCAATTTCTTACCTGTGTAGGATTGTAGATTTTAGCATAAGCTCTCATTTGAAGAGTTTCAGCTTCTGCCATATTTTCTGCTTGGTAATTCCCTTTATCTAAACCTACCCAGCATCCCCCGTATATTAGCACTTGATCATTTACTTCTCTCATAAATGCACTCATAGTTGTATGGTCCATATCAGCATTTTCAATAAAGTCCATAACAAATGGATTATCTACTAATGCACCTAACATTCTAGTAGGTGGGTTACGGAAAACAAAACTACGATAAGCATCAACTGTTAATCTAACGTGATTCTGTAGTGCTGTGTCTAATAATCTTTGGCTGTATGCATTTCCTGGTGCTTGTTCTTCTGCTATGTATTTTCTTAAGTATGCACCGTCTCGGTATTCTTCAGCGCCCATATAAGAACGCATATAATAATCCCATCTGTATAGGTATTCAGCATAGCCTGGGTGAACTGCACTGAGTTGTTCGGGTTTTAACATAAATGTTTTTCCTCTCTAATAGAGTTTGTTTTTACTGTGGGTCCCACATAAATCGCTAATTATTGAGCAAGATAATTATAATGTTATTTATCATCGATATATCTTACATTATCTTGAGGTTAATTGAGGCTGGTTTATACATTATTCAACAGATTGTTTGTATTCAGAGTAGGAAAACCACCAGCCTCATATATATTTATGCTTGACAGACCAGTGTTTTTTTGCTATAAATATATATGCTGAGTGAGTGACCTTTAATGCGAACGACATTATGTATTTCTCCAGTCTAAACACAATCTTATCTGATCATTTGTGCGTGTTGTATATCTTATCTACTAGCAATAATAGCATCGCTCACTCAGTTCCTCATTTTTTCACAAAAAATTACCAAAAAATCACATCTTTTTTTAAAAAAGATTAAAAACCCTTGATTTATAAGGGTTTTTTTATGGCTAAAAAGGTTGACATTTATACCAAGATGTCTTATTATGTATATATAAAGTTAATTAAAAGGAGTTATACAAAATGACAACTATGTTGAAAGCAAAATGTGGAACTAAAAAGCCCAAGCCAATGCACTTGTATATGAGTGGGTCTGAGCTTTACAAAAAATGCAAAATGGAGCCAGGTTGGGACAAAACAATGGCACTATTCAATGCATACAAACATGAATTTACCAATTATAATCGTGTTACTACAGATTACATATACTACAATAATCTTACTTGGAAAGAAACACTACAAACTATGCAGGAAGTATACAAGGAACTGTATGATCTAGTTCCTGAAAAATACAAGGCTGTATGCAAAAAATCATTGTTGTATAGCATTGATGAACTAAGAGCACACGTTGCAAAATATTAGGTTGACAACTAAGACATCTTATTATATACTGTAACTATAAATTAACAAGGAGAACTAAAATGACAACAACAACAGAATCAAGACAAGTTAGGCGAGCACGTGAAAGAGCTGAAGCTAAGGCTAAGGCCAAGCAATCACAGTTAGGTTATATTCCTAGCCAACAATCAGGGTTTGCTCCTGATGCTGGACTTAACAGTAAGTTAGATCAAGACAACTACTACTGGTTTCAGACCACTGAATTTGCTCTTGCTATGGGAAATAAGCATAAGGCTAAAGTAGGCCTAAGATGTAGTAGAGCAACTGAACAACATCCAGCTACAGTAGAGTTTGATTTTACCTGTGACATTATGGACAAGGATGGCAAGAAGCAGGTTATGCCAAGACCCGACAATGATGGTTATCTTCTAAGTATGAAGTTTACCAGAGAACAATTACATCTATTAGCTGATGCAATTGACAAGGGTGGTATGAGTGTTAGACTTACCGGTGTTCCTTCAGAATCAGAAGAGGTTAGAGGAGACCCTGCTAGACCAGAGATTATTAGAACTGTAATGTTTAAAGATGTATATAGTGCTGGTAACAATGCTGGTTCAATGATGTATATGGGTTTTGTTAATGGATCAATGGTTCGATCATCATCAGATATGGTGGCTAACGGTCTTAGACATATAGCTGATACGTTTGAGGCTCAGGTGCCAAAATTTAATTAACTTATAGGGGGCTTCGGCCCCCTAATATAAGGTTGACAACTAAGACATCTTATTGTATAGTATATACATAAACTAAATTGAAAAGGAGAAATACAAATGTATTACAATTTCGTATTTAAAGGTGATGAGAAGCACATACAACCACAACTAGACTATATCAGAGATCTAATTCATACCACTTATGGTAAGTGTATGACTTGGAAAGACAAGAGCAACGAACATAGGACTTTGCAGTATTGCGGTATTCCTGTTGAGAAGAGTTGGCATAACAAATACACTATGGCTAGTATGACCGAAGATCAGTTCAACAAGGTTGCTGAACACTTGGGTAAACCAGCCAGAGTCGTCACTGACAGAATGTCTAAGAATCATACGTTAGGTTATATTCCAATGTTTAACTATATGGGATTAGATAACCCTACTGCATTTAAAGAGAAGTTCACTGAATTGTTTTTTGATTTGGATGAATACTTTGCCAGAGCCAAGAAACTGCGAGGCGGTAATGTTAAGGTTAAGAACAGTGATTCAGGTGAAGGACCTACTTGGCCTAATAGGAGAGGACTTACTCATCCAGATAATCAGAAGCATTATGATGAGGTAAGATGGCAACAATTTACAACTGTTCCAACAGCCAGGGTTAAACTACAACCGTGGGCGGTATTAGACACTCCAGCACTTGAAGAAGCTACTAGACAACTGCACAATGAGATCACTGGTATTGATACTGCTGGATTAATGGCGGCTGAAAAGAGGCTGTGTGATGAATGGAATGCTACTCTTCAGGTTTGGAGAAAGAAGAGAGCACCAGAGGATAAGAATTCACCACAATACAAGGCTTGGAAAGAACAAGATTATATCAATGACGAGCTTAAAGATGTAAGATCACAGTTAGGTATGGTTAAACGTAAACTAACAAGAGCTATGAAGTCAGGTAATGGTATTGATTTTGATTTATCTGAATTTAGTATAGTATAACAGAATACCCACTCGCTTCCTAATCAGACAAAACGTAAATGTTCTGTTAGCGAGAATGGGTTAGTAGAGCAATAAAGGCAGAACATTTACAAAACGGTTAGTAGGTGAATGGAGGAAAGGGATTGTCTTAAGCAAGGCCCTAGAAATGAGAACGAGATCGCATCAATGTGTCCCCATTCACCGAACACTAATACTATTTATTTATAGGTTGACATTTTCAACATTTTTTAGTATAGTGTATATATAAATTGAAAAGGAGAATACAAAATGAATAGAAAAGATTTTAACAATTATTGGATTGTGACGTATGATAAAGACGGTAATTGCACTCAATTAAATCACGACAATGACAAACTCGCGTTGATTGCAAAATTATCAGCTGATGAGGTTCATTATGAAAAAACAACGGATTGGCCAATGGTAGGTGATGATAATGATTATCTTATAGTTATGTCACCCAAATCTAAAAAGCAAATAATTAAATGGCATAATCAATATCCCGGTGGTAGTTTAGTGTGGGATAGTGGAACCTGTTGGCAGAGATGATACTATACCACGCCTTACCAAAAGAATATGCAGATGCACAATTAGATAATAATGGATTTACAAACCTACATCCAATTTTTGCAAAGCATAAAGATATAGTGCCAGCTATATGGGCTACCAAAGACGCAGGTTGGAGTTTACAAGCCAGCTGGAATAATGAACATTACGGCAAAGAAATTGTAATACTTAAAATTAATACAGAAAATATGGATGGTATTGAAAATCATAAAGATTTTACAGTTAAAGGTAGAGACTACTATCTAATTCGCGGTAAGCATATACCTGCACATCGCATAACAAATATGGGTGTTGTGTGGAAAACGTAAATATTATAAGTGTCCCCAAGTCCTAATTGTTCTTGGTTCTGGTTCCATCTTACGTAGTGGATATAGATATTCAACCATATAACCCAAACTATCATTAACACCATCATAACCTTTGACAGCATCCTTTTCAGGAATGTTTGTATCTGGTTTGTATTGATGTTTCAATAGTGCTTCTATAACAGTCTTACAACGAGGATCTATCAGCAAGTTACGTTCATCTTGTGCATTGCATAACAGTCTATTAACAGTATTGATTCTATCTTTTACTTGAGGGTGACTTCGGCGGCTCTTAACAGTAAACCCCCATTGTTCTAGTATGGTGTGATCTGTCTTTGAATTGGCCACCGTTTTTCTGGCTGAGCCCGCTGGATCAGGATAAATCACAAACCTTGCATCTGGATATCTTTCTTTTAGAGCTTGTGCCATCTCATCTGTGTTGGTATTGTGTAGCACTAGTTCATCTATCACATATAGACCATATTGTGTTTTGATTGCTATGGGAGCAGTCATTTTGCTTACGTTTAGATCAAGTCCTACGTGTAGTAGTGGTGGTATATCACCTTTATACTTTGCAGTATTTGCTTCAGCATCAAATGCATAGTATATTAGATTACCTGATGTTTCGAAGCTGGCTTCATATTCTTGTAGGTATGTTTTCTTTGCTAGATCTCGTTTGGCGGCTTCTATCTCTTCTCTGCTGATCTGGCCACCTTCTAAACTGGTCCAAGTAAAGCTCTCCCAATCACTACTTACTTTGGCCTGTTGATATAGATCATAGAACCAATTGCCTATGCCTTGTGGAGTTGATATAAACAATGCATGACCTTCTCTGTCTGATAGTGTGGGTCTTATAACATCTGTCCACACACTACTACCATTTTGAAAGAATGCACATTCATCTAATACTGCGAAGTCACAACTGATACCTCTTATGCTATCTGCGGCATCTGCACTACGCAATTCTATTTTGGTATTGTTTACAAGTAAGAAGGAGAGCTCGCTCTCGTTAGATTTTTTTAGCCATCTTCTATCTATGAGTCTGGCCTTTAGATCTTCAAATATAATTGATTTTGCTTGTCTATAGCTGGGTGCTACATACAATATTCTACGGTTGGGCTGTCTAGCAAATTTGGCTATCTCCCACATACTTAAAAAAGTTTTTCCTGCCCGTCTACCTGATGCACAAACTCGCCACCTTTTTTGACTATCAAATACCTTTTGTTGTGGTTTAGTTAGAGGCATCAAACAGCTCCTTGAAGTTATTATCAGGCTGTGTTCTTGTATACCAAGCCTGTATTCTTTTGTTAGCTATTGCTACATAGGCTGGGTCTAATTCACACCCTGTAAAGCACATAGACGCCTCTACAGCCGCCATTCCTGTGCTTCCGCTACCAGTGAAAGGATCTAATACTTTACCACCTTTGGGTGTGACTAATTTTATTAGATAACGCATCAATGCTACTGGTTTTACTGTAGGGTGATTGTTTCCTACATTGTGTGTAGCTGGATCACTTGTGAATGTTTGCACATTACCATTCTTATCTGTTAGCCCTGTTTGTATTTTACCTACTGCGTTGTTTTTATTACCTGGCGTGCCTGGTGCATATACACCATCACCTATGTTGTTGCCGGTTGCTATATGTGATAGTGGATCAGCCTTACCACCTTTTCTATATGCCAATGATTGTTTTAATCTTTCTTTTGAATCTTTGCTACATCTTCTTTTACCTTTGGGTGCTGAATCACCTAAACTGCCTTTTTGTAATTTAGGATCTGTGGGGTGCGTTGTTGTGTTCATATAATTACCACCATTTGTAGCATCTTTTGTTATTATATGATCTAAACTACCACCTTTGGTATGTTGATACAATACACCTTTGTCTAACATTCCATCTGAATCTGTTGCTATATGATCTAAACTACCTTTGTTGTGAGCTCTGATCTTTTGCATCAATCTATGACTGTTTGTTCCTATGCTTGGATCCCATAATGGATGCTTCTTCATATCTTCTGGGTTGTTTAGATTCTCAACAGGTGGTGCTTCAAAACCACAATGTCTTTCTGCTCTGCTTACTTTTGGACAGTAGAAATACTTTTGATAGTCTGGTATATCACCTAACACATTAGATGGGAATCTACCTTGTTCATTATCCGTTGTTATCCTTGTAGCATCTATATTAAGAGCGCCTGTTCCGTGTGTTAATACATTGTCTATGCAACTGCCTTTGAACGGTTTGCGTGCCATTACAATTGGTTCATGTGCTGGCTTTAGTGCTGTTTTCCAACCACTCCATGCTTGTGCTTCTGGTGATGTTGGTATTACTTGTTTGATGACACCATCTTGTTGATCACCTTTGGCATCTAATTTCTTCATCATACGATTGATGCCACCACCTGATCCTGTCCTACCTGCACATTCAGTCACGGCATCAAGATCTATTTCTTTATATTTTTCAACACCTTGTCTCTTTTGTATTGCTTTACCTATGTCTTGTGCTTTGGGGAATCCACTTGCATATATCCACATCAATTGATCTCTTATTTCAAAACCACAGTTCTCTATGTTGGTTGCTAGATGATGATATGTTCTTGCCGCACTGAAAGCCAGTAGATGTCCACCTGGTTTTAGAACTCTGTAACACTCTTGCCAAGTCTCTACTGCACCTGTGTTTGAGTCCCAATCTTTACCAAGAAACTCTATACCATATGGTGGGTCTGTTACTATGCTGTCGAAATGATTATCAGGATAAGATTTTAGGATGTCCTGATTCATCCCTTGTTTTACTGTAAATTGCATTTGTTCCTCCGTAGCCAATTTACCTTATTTGTATAAGGGGGTTATTGTTATTTATTGTTTTTATTTGCTTCGTTTTGTAGTAGCCATACGTGTTCTTTTACCTTTGGCTTTGTAGGCCTTTTGTTGTAGCCTCATACCATTGTTGAAACTGCTACTACTGAATGTTAAACTACGACCACCACGACGTGCATATGCGGCACCTGCTCGGTGTCCGCTACAGTCGCCTTTACACGGTGATCCTTTGTAGGT